CCCAGGGATGGGCTGAGTAGCGTCGCAGCCAGTTGGACAGACGACGAGCTTGCGAGGAGACTGCCCGAAGGGCGAGCGCAGCGAGTCAATCCCCCCTCACCGCCATATTTGATACAAAATCAATCGATTACAACGTAATATTGGTTTTGTCCTGCATAAAATACTGCATAAAGAAGCTCGTGTAAACGGACTTTTTTTGCATCTTAACCTCTTGTTTTTACTGTGATTTTCCTGATGAAAGGTTTATTTTTGGACCTTTGGCTGCTATGGGAAAGTTGCTGTAGATTGTGAAAAAACAGCCCCATTCCCCTACCTGAAACGCTTTAGAAAAGTTTGCATAAGTATCTCTCGGTAGTAAAAAGCACCGAGTTCCTCTGCCTGATGCTGCTGTTGCTTTATTAGAAGGCTTACCGCGTTTGAAAGATAACAATCAAGTATCCCCTGCCCCTCGCGCTTGACCTTCCCCCTGTAAACAGTATCAGTCTAAACTGAAGTTTCCGGTCTTTCTTCCATCTCACAGAGAGGCGCATTGCCATGAAAAAGACCCGTTATACCGAAGAACAGATTGCATTTGCCCTGAAACAGGCTGAAACCGGCACCCGCGTCGGGGAAGTCTGCAGAAAGATGGGAATTTCTGAGGCCACATTTTACATCTATGGACTACCTCCGTTTTGCAAGTACTGAATCTGGTTTTGGCTTGTTGCTTACATCTATCCGGCATCAGGAAAATCTGTGCCCAAATGGGTAGCCTCAACAACTGGACGGCCTCTGAGGCCAGTATAAAAATCAGGTTCCGATTGTGCAGGTGCAACCTGTCATCATTTCTCAGTACGCTGCAACTTTTGCTGGCAAGGGATTAATTACACACTACCTGATACCCGGTATCATTTCTCAGCATCGACCAGATTATTCTCGCGTTTTTGTTAGCGACCGCCACGGTCGTTTTATTAAATCCGCGCCGTTCCTTTAACTGGTTAACCCACTGATTCATATGACCATCATTGTTATTCGTGGCAACCCTGACGACAGCGCGGGCACCATGAATAAAAAGTGTCCGCAGATGCTTGTCGCCTTTTTTTCGTCATATTCATCAGCACCTGCCTGTCGCCACTCGAATGCTGGCGTGGAACCAGACCCAGCCATGCAGCAAAGTGGCGACCATTCTTAAATTCAGTTCCTTTGCCAATAGCAGCAACAACGGCCGTGGCCGTTTTAGGACCAATGCCTTTAACTTTGGCGATACGCGGACAGGCTTCTGATTGCCTGAATACTGTTTCAATTTCCTTATCAAAAAAATGGATCCGACGCCCGAGATCGTTAAAGAGATCATAGAGTTCGGCAATTGTTCTGCGCATACGGGAACTTAGACCGTTTTCTGCATCTTCAAGGATAAGAGGAATAGCACGTCGAGCTCTGGAGACAGCACTGCCAATGGGGATCCCCCGGTCAAGTAACAGCCCCCTTATTTGACAGACTGTAGCAGTGCGGTGATTGACAATACGCTGCCTTGCCCGGTGTAAAGCCTGGATATCCTGCTGTTCGGGGCTTTTTGGCGGCACGAACTGCATTGTCGGTTGCATCAGAGCCACTGCGATGGCCTGTGCATCATTACCATCATTTTTTTGCCCGCGGACAAAGGGTCTTACATACTGAGGACTGATGACCTTTACTTTGTGCCCCAGTTTCTCAAGCTCACGCTGCCAGTAAAATGCCCCGGTGGACGCTTCGATCCCAATCAGACATGCAGGAATATTTGCCAGCGTCTGGAGCAATTCTTTTCGGCCAGTGCGTTTCGTATAAACCGGTTTGCCGGCCTGGTTTAACCCGCAGAGCTGAAAAACATTTTTAGCCAGATCAATACCCAGAAATACGATATTCATGGTGATTCTCCTGGTGAGCACATTTCGTACAGTTAACCGCAGCGGGAGGAAGTAGTCCATCCCATTAACTGGAAGAAAAAATTTGCCGGGCCGGGCGTGACGGAACTGCGGCGTCTGCGGCAACTGGAGGATGAGAATCAGCGGCTGAAGAAGCTGGTGGCTGACCTGAGTCTGGACAAGGAGATGCTGCAGGAGGTACTGAACTGACCAGAACACCATGATAAACACTGACAACAAATTAAAAGCGTAGTATTTTTGATTTGCGGCAACAAAATTAATAAGAGTCATGGTAGCTAAAAAAACTCTTTTTCTTTTCCTGTACAAATAAGATAAAAATCGCTTCATCCACCACCGCAAGAATATGTATATTATCTGTTATTACTATTTCGATAACACAATATCAAATTAAATATATCTCTATTACCTATCCATTAGTGTAATTTTCTTAAACTGAAAATTTATCATTTACAGCCCAAACTCTTACGCATTTTTTCTTTTAATGGCTCGGCTACTTCTGGACGTAATTTTGAGTATAAATTTTGTAGATTTTCACAGCCAGCAGGTTGGCCTGATGATAAAGGCTCTATTTTTGTCAGGATATTCCACAAAATATAAATTGCAAATGCGATTAGCATTATACTTAAAAAACAAATACGGATACCCCGAGCATTAAACAACGCTGGGACATTTGATGCTTCTTGTTTAACGGATGGCACATAATTTACGACTGGAGCAGTAACCTCAGGAATAACAAGTTGTTTTCCATACGGAACGAAGTATTCAGAAATATGCTCTGGGCTATAATGCTGTTCAACACGTTTCCACTCATCTGACGGAATGAGTAAGAACGATAATGTATCACTAAAAGTGCTGTTCTGATATACCCGCAAACTATATCCACTATTAGCCAATATATGCTCAATGCGCACCAGTTCTGTATCAAAACCATCACTTCCCATTGGGTAGTGATGAAACACATACTGCGTATCAACCAAATTTATCGTTGCTGTTTCAATCTCACTGTCATAATCGAATTTGACCGTGACAGGCTTCCCTCCCTGATTATCTGAAAGTGCCTCAAGCAGGCTAAAAGTCCCCTCTTTCCAGTCAATATTAATTCCGTAGATACTCATAAACAGCGCCTGGTAGTCCTCTAATGCAGACTCAGACAGACACGGTTCTTTATGTTTCTCCAAAAAAAACTTACGCCTTAAAGAGGCTTGTTCATCATCATTGGCAGCAAAAAAATCAGAAAACTCATCCTGTTCTGGTAATTGCATCGTGGTTCCATCCAATATTTTATTAATCAAAAATCGATCCCAGCAGCTAATTTTCCCTGCTGTCTATGATAGAATAGAATATGTGATCTCAAAGCGTCAAGATGACAAGACCAAACGAGCACGCATCCATTCAATAAATGAATAAACCCTGTTAATACAAATAGTTTCAAAAATGATTTATCTGGACAACTGAAATTATCTTTATACTGATAGCAGTACAGCCATTTCTGTAAGTTTAAATGACAGATAAAAACACGGACAAATCGTTTTACGTTATTTCCAATATTTTCAATGTCTGCCCTCTGTTTTTTTACGTAATCCCTATGTTGTCGCGACGGGAACAATAATAGCGAATTCGCGTATGACGTTTTAGGGGCATTCATAAAAGAGTTTTTTGAAAACATGAAGGGAGATGAACGGAAAAAGGTTCGTTAAGGCTGGATGCGATCACGTTCGCTTACGGCGAACGTAACCCTTTTTACCTGGCTGCATTTTTCTTCTTCTTTTCGTCCTCAACATGCTTATCAACAGGTGAGTCTTTTAAGCGATTGTTTTGCATGATGTCATCTTCAAGCGATTTTAGATAGCTTGCATCAGTCAGCAAGGCTATTGCCAGCGTTTTCGCATAAAATTGCGCGTGGCTTCGTGTCGTAGGATTTACCGCGTAGGTTCTGGCAAGCTCATGTCCAGGGGAGGCGGTATCACCACTGAAAAAGATTTCGCCTCTTTTCCACCATCCTCCAGCAATCCATTTCCTTTAAGATACCCTCACAGGATCCGTGTGAAGCAACGGCAGTTAAACTGTTTTGTCACCAGAGATGTGAGATGGGCGTTGCAAAAGAGTGTGAGCTTGTGAGCTAAAGAAGATAAAAGTGGATGCCCGACGCGCAGCAAAATGGTAAAAAACAGCATCAGTAGTAAGAAAAATCGAGCGAGTGAAAGAAATTTTAATGCAGGGATTTATGTATGACGAAATCAAAAACGCTTTGTCAGTGATTGATTTTGTTGAATGATTGGCGGAGAGAGGGGGATTTGAACCCCCGGTAGAGTTGCCCCTACTCCGGTTTTCGAGACCGTCCCAATATTCTTATTTAACATTAACTTATCTAATAACATGAGAAAAAAGTAGCATTTTTGTACGCAGTATTTTCAGAAAGTTAGCCTACTTATCAAAATCATTTTCTCACCATGATAGACTATTTTTTAAACAAAACCATCTCCTTTATTGACTTCCCACAACAACATGCGCCATAACATCTTCGTGGCATCTGGTGGTTTCCGTCCTTAATCAGTTATGGGATTCCTACAGGTTCACCGGATGCCACAACCTTCCCTCATGCTTCTAGTTAGCGCGGTAATCCCGTTTTTTAACTCCCTTCCGGTTAGCCGATAACAGAATCCAGTACAGCCCGTGTATCGACAGCCCCACATCATAAATAATCGCTACCTGCTGTCGCGGTATTCCTGCCCCAATCAGACGCCCGGCCTGCGCCCATTGCTCAGGTGATAACTTTGGTCTTCGCCCGCCAATCTCCCCTGTCCCCCTGCAATACAATAAAAACATATCGTATAAGAAGTATAAAATACTTATTCAAAAATGTAATTTTAAGCCCCCCCTAACCAAGTAAAAACTATCGTTTCAGATAGCTATGGCACGAAAATACGGTAGCAAATCTTCATACAAAAATCTTCCAATTTATTAAACTAAGGTTAAAACCCGATATCTTATCAATCTCAAATCATGGTATGTTATATTAATAGCGTAAGGGTTGAAAAATGTTTTCTCGAGTCAGAGGTTTTCTTTCATGCCAGAACTATTCTCATACTGCAACTCCAGCTATTACTCTGCCTTCATCAGGTAGTGCAAACTTTGCCGGAGTTGAATATCCTTTATTGCCATTAGATCAGCACACCCCCCTACTTTTTCAATGGTTTGAACGAAACCCAAGCAGGTTTGGGGAAAACCAGATCCCAATTATTAATACTCAACAAAACCCCTATCTCAATAATATTATCAACGCCGCTATAATAGAAAAAGAGAGAACTATCGGGGTTTTAGTTGATGGGAATTTTAGTGCTGGACAAAAGAAAGCATTAGCAAAGCTGGAAAAACAATATGAAAATATAAAGGTTATCTATAATTCCGACCTGGATTATAGCATGTATGACAAGAAACTATCAGATATTTATTTAGAAAACATCGCTAAAATTGAAGCTCAACCAGCAAATGTCAGAGATGAATATCTGCTTGGTGAGATAAAAAAGAGTTTAAATGAAGTTTTAAAGAACAATCCAGAGGAGTCCCTTGTTTCGTCCCATGATAAACGCTTGGGACATGTACGGTTTGATTTTTACAGAAATCTTTTTTTATTAAAAGGAAGTAATGCTTTTCTGGAGGCGGGCAAACATGGCTGCCATCACCTGCAACCTGGAGGTGGCTGCATATATCTTGATGCTGATATGTTACTTACAGGTAAACTCGGCACTTTGTATTTACCTGATGGTATTGCTGTTCATGTAAGTCGTAAAGGTAATAGCATGAGTCTTGAAAATGGGATTATCGCCGTTAACCGCAGCGAGCATCCGGCATTGAAAAAAGGACTTGAAATTATGCACAGTAAACCTTATGGCGATCCATACATTGATGGTGTCTGCGGTGGGCTAAGGCATTATTTTAATTGTTCTATACGGCACAATTATGAAGAGTTTTGTAATTTTATAGAATTTAAGCATGAACATATTTTTATGGATACCAGCAGTTTGACTATCAGCTCCTGGAGATAATTATTTGCAAACGTATGATATAAACGCGAGCAATGTTTCGGCAAAGCTAAACGTAAAGACCATACTGACGATTTCGATCGATATCGTGGATGTGACGCGCGTACCTCCATTAAATTGGATGACCTGCGTGCCGTGGTGAAAATCACTCATCCGGTTAACTCCGTGGTTAAGGGGTGAGTATATTTTCAGGTCAGTACACAAGAGGGGGCTATTTGTACCGGCTGTCAGGTTGATGGCACAACGACAGGAAAAAGAAAAGGCGGGTAATAAACCCGCCTGAATATTTAGCGTGGTATATCCGGCCAGTCAGGCGCAGATGTATCCACCCTGTTTACCATTACGCTATAAAGTTCCCATGCTTCCAGCCGTTTAATCTCTTCATCTGTGGCAATTTTTAGTTTTACTGCCCGTGCCAGTGGTGCGATGGCTGATTCAGCCTCAGCAAGGCGGCGAACTTTTTCAGCCTCCGCCTTTTTACGCAGCTCTTCCGGAGAATAACCCCGTTGAACGACTTTACCGTCCTGATATAACCACGTACCATCACCACGGCAATCATCAGGGCAGTCAGCAGCGTCTATTTCCGCAACAGACATATTAACCGGCCACAACATTGATACAGAATATGTGTTTCCTCGTTGCGGGACTGGCTTATTAACAACACCCCAGATAACCCCCTCATGGTCGTACATTATTTTTGCAGTATCATCAGAAAATAATGACTGACACTCATACCAGTCCTGTCCATCGTCCGACTCCAGAAAATATGCACCTATATTTATTTCAGCCTGAGTTTTATCCCTGTTTACGGGCGCGTCAATAAGTCTGAAATTTTTGATATTCTGATATTTTTTCATTATACCGTTCCCCCTTGTACGGTATACCACTGACTCCCGACTCGTTTTTGCAAAGGCGCATAATTAATACCATCAATATTTTCGCCCTGATAATCTTTCCAGACGGAGGTAACTACATATCCGGGAGTGTTAGGCCAGGAACCTGCATTGTTCCAGGTAGTCACTGATGTGCCAGCCCCTAACTGAACATCTAAGACGAGATTATTATTAATCCAGGTACTTAACCAGCCATTTCCCCATAGCGAACCAAAGATGTCGCCGTTATTCTGATAGATAGCCCCGCCTGCACGAAGCGTGTTAGCGGTGATATCTCCATTGACCGTAAAGACAATCGAACCGTCAGGATTTCGCTGGCTGTACAGATGCCATCCCTGATCGTCGTCCAGTTCAATAACTGTTGGCCTGTTTGCGTCGCCCCATAAATTAAACGTGGCTGTCATTGTCGAATTATTATTGCTCGTCAGTGACAGTTTTTTTGCGTTGCCTGCGCGTACGGCACCATTAGTGAGAACATCTACTGACATGTGCAGCCCGGAATTGTCGATATAACCAACCAGAGCATTATTGGCATAAATCCCCAGAACGCCGTCACTGTGCCACTTAAACCCTGTATCGTTATCTCCGAATACAATCGAATTACCACCCAGCGCATTATCAGTACCAATGCCTAACGGACCGTTTAGCCTCCCTCCATTAACTGACAGTGCCTCAACGTCACCGGCTGTGGGTTTCATCAGACTATTAAACAGTGTATATGTCTGACCGCTGGTTGAGTTTCCCGGCTGAACTGATGAATATTCAGGCGTACTGTGCAGCGTGACATTTGCATTACCGGTGTAATCATATTGCGCAATTAACCAGTACGCATACTGGCCGATATTAATATAAATATCGTAGGTGTCGCCTGATGTATTAACCCATGCGACCTCGTTAGCAGCAGAAGGTGAACGCCTCCATAATGTGGCGGTTATTCCAACAGGTGAACCATTACCGGCACGCAATACCAGTTCGCTGATTGCCGCCTGTTCAGGTGAACCAGCGTTAAACCCCGCCCCACCGTACAGTTTAATCACCGCAGTTGATGTAGCCTGCGGCATTACAACCGTGGCGATTTTGAACCAGCCTGATTCGCCAAGTGTAATGGTGGTTGACGTTACCGCACCGATGGTTCTCGCAAATTGTTTTTTGTCAGGAATATCGCCGCCGTTCTGCGATTTTTGCAGGGCCCCTGCAGCGAGATTTATCGTTTCTCCTAAACCGACGTTCTGGAGAAACAGCGGCTTATTCGGGATGTCCGCGCCATTCTGATTTTTTTCAAGACGGGTTTTAACCTGTTCATCGATCAGCCTGCCAATGGCGGCGTGAAGCTGCGTATGTTCGCCTTTACTGAGTGGTATGCCGGCGGCTTCAATAACAGTACAGACCTCTTCCTGGACTGCATCCCACATATCACTGTTGAGATCCGTTGCGCGGCGGCCCGTGGCGGGATCACCATTCGTAAATCCGTTTTTTCCCTGACCAAATTTATCTTTTTGCGCGGTGGGCGTATCAATTCTGTGCATTCTCTTTTCCTTCCGGATAAGCAAAAACAACAACCGTATGTGACGGACAAAGCTTATCAATCACACATTCAGCAACAGTATCGCCCCACGTTCTGATCGCAGAGTCGCAGGTGCTTGTACAGGTCTGCCAGCTGATGTTCGCATCAGCCGGAATATTCACACGCCAGTAGTAACGCCAGAATTCCCCCCATTCAGGATCGGGTGTGCTGTCGAGATTCTGAAACTGCTCAATGGTGGCAGCGGTATACCCCAACGCATCAAGCTGTTCCCGATAAAACCTCTCGTTTATACCGCCAGCAACATTTGCCTTTGCATCCAGCCGTTGCTGGCGCTGCTGTAATGTCTGAACGCCTTCCGGTGCACAGGAATCAGGCAGGCCATACAGCTGTTCATAACGGTCTATCAGTTCTGTGGTTCTGGCCGGATCAATTTCAGCCATCAGTTCATCCGCTCTCTGATGTACCCGGTTCAGCGACGGCGCCAGCCCTTCAATCAGTGGGTTTTCTCCGTCCCAGGCAGGCCCTTCCGGCAGAAGGTGATAAAGTAACTGCGTATATTCGTCCTGTAATGCCATAGTTATCCGTTCTCCCCGGTATAGGTGGCCCAGGTTATATTCCCCAGGACAGGAAGTTCAGTTTTTCCCAGCACCACATCTGCCGCCGGCACACGCAGCTGATGTGCCACTTCCCCGGTCGCCAGACTTATCGCCTCGCTGATTCGCGAAACATAAATTTTTCCGGACGGCGCGCCATCACGCAGCATCAGCGCATTTAGCTCCGCAATAATGGCAGTACGAATTTCCGGGGTATCTTTGGCCAGTGCGACTGTTACCGGAATGCTTTTTTCAGTGGCAGCGAAAACAAAGAGTCCGCCGCCAGCAACAGGTGCCAGCGGCAAAATATGGTCACGTACAGCCTTAACGAGATCGTCGCCAGGAGCCGGATTCACCGGGTTACTGGTAGCCACCATCACACCAACGGTGCCGGTCCCCTTATAATGGCGGAATGTCCACGCACGGGTTATTCCCGCGATTTCCTTTGCCCAGATGACGTAATCAGGATCAGCGCCCCCCTGTGGTATCCAGTAATAGCGTTCCATGACGCGCGCGCGCCACGTTTCAGGCTCCTCTGTATCAGCCCCCCCGGTCAGAGTGTCAGCGTAACCTGTAGAAGGAATACCAGTAATCGGCGTGCCAAGGCGTAACGCCGTACCATCGTCAGTATTACCGGCAGTTCCCGCCACATCAGCAATAACCGGCACACGTAACAGGCCGCCGGAAGCTTTCACCGTCTGCAGGGTCGTGAATGTAACCTGATCATCCCGCTGAATCTGTGTACCCGCGGGGATCTCCGGCGTTCCGGCAATACCATCCCAGCGTGCAAATCCCTTCGCAGATACGGCATTTTTCCTGGGACAACGCTTAATCCTCGCGTGACGGTAAAGCCAGTCCTCATCACACATATCAGGCAGCATATTCCGGGCCAGATAATCGATATAACCATACAGCGTATGTACGGCAGCAGCCTGTACCCGGCTGTAAACCTCGGCATCCATGCGACGTAACACAACATCCTGCTGAAAACGGGTCAGTAAATCGCTGCGAATGGTAGCAATCAACTGAGGAAGTTCAGGACGTGCAAATTGACTGTCAGCCATTAAGTTTGCTCCATATATCATCGAATGTAATATTGTGAATTACCCCGTCCCGCTGATATATCGTCACGCCAGCTGCCAGGGTATCTGTTCCTGTGCGTTCAGATGTCACATCAATACGTGCCGCCACGCCATCGTCTGTCATCCACGCCAGCGCCTGCTGCATGTATTCGCGGGCATCCTGCGGCGTTTTATTGGTGAGTTTGCGGCGTTTCAGCAGGTAGAGGCGGGAACCGATGCGGTCATTCTGAACAGCAGGCCAGGTGTCCCCCCACCAGCCGTATGGCTGTGGGGTCCTGTCATCCCGCTCCGCCCGGCGCCAGGTAAAAAGAGAAATCACCACTGCCCGCGTCAGAAAGTCGAGCGAAGCCGTGGCATCCTTACGGATTCCATTAACATAAAGGATCATGGTGTCAGCTCATGGGTTGGCCAGGCTTATCGGTTATACCGCCGCCATCGCCATTTTCTTTATGGGTATGACCGTTATAGGTCGTGCGCATTTCAGCCATCGTTTTTCCACTGCTGTCACAGTTGTCCCTGATATCGCCAGTGGATTCGATCGGCATTTCAAAACGTGCTTTAGTGGCATTCGTGAAAATAACTGGCTTTCCGCCGCCATTTACCACTATTCCGGCTCGGGTTAATGTGACCGACTGCCCCTGATCGTCATATAGCGCGACTTCCCCGCGCGCCAGCCCTTTCAGTCTGAAGCGGCGGTCAGCCACAACCACAGCCACTCCGTGCGAACGGTCACCGCCGGGAAACAATACCACCGCTTCTGCGCCATTCTGTGCTGCAGAGGTGAAACCGTAAGGTTCAAGATGCTCCACATTCTCTTTTTTTTCACCGGCAATAAGTTTCAGTCCGGCAGTCTGGCATTTTCTGACGGTATCAATCGCGGTAATGACTGCGCGCGTTATCATGTTCTGAAGAGGATGGTTAGCCATCAGAAATCTGCCTCCTCACTGACTTTTTTCTTCGCTTTCGGCCTGAATGGTTCAGGAAGATAGGCATCCGCAGGCCCACCCGGATTTCGGTCAGGGTGCCGTTATTGTCCTGGCTGTACGTCACTTCGGCGATCACCAGCGTTTCATTGTCAAAACCGTTCAGCGGGTCATACACCACCACGGCCTGATTCGGTTTCCACAATTCGCCATTCCCCTGTCTCCATCCCTGTACGGTATAGGTGGTTTCCAGCGTTTTCGCCGCACGCTGACGGGCTTCAAATTCACAGCGTGATTTGCAGCTGTCAGTTGTGGCAGTTCCTGACTGCTGAATGGTGTGGGGACGATACCGCGTGACGCCTGCATCACCAGTACTCTGCCGGATAGCAGCAATGGTTGCCTCGCCGAAATCGTCATCCGTACCAGGACGCTGCCCCGTAACCAGATAACTGGAGAAACGCTCACGAACACTACGCTCGGTATCACAGGAAAGAATATTTTCGCCAAGTACCAGTGCCGTGGCTGCTTTCATACTGCCCGGCCTGCCGAGAACCAGCCGTCCCCGTTCGTCGTCATATGCCAGCGCCTGAGCCTGTCCAAGCAGCCTGTTCAGACAGTCCACAACCGTTTCACCATGTTCCGGCTGAGCCTCAATAACGGCGGCTGCCGGCGCGCCTGCATCAACAACGTCCACACCGAATGGCCGGGCAAGTGCGCTGGCGATCAGGAATAAATTTTCCCCGTTATGCTGTGCAGGCGACGCAGAACAGTCGATAAGATCTGCCGTTTTGCTGCGCCCGACAATGCCCGTCATAATGGTCTGCGCATCATAACGTAGCGGTAACGCCTCAACCCAGCCGGTAATAACTAAATCATCGCCAATGAGTACCTCAACAGAGTCACCATTTTTTACTGGCGGTACGTCTTCTCCACCAGGCCACTGCCGGGTGATCGAGACATTAAAGTCCCGGGCAATACGGTCAATGCCCGCACTTATCCGTACTGACGTCCATCCTCCCCAGTCACGCCCGTTGACGCGTAAAAAAACCGTATTATTCATCGTACCGGAACCCTCAGCGGCTCAACCGGGATAAATCCTGGATGGGGAACGGGATTACGAGTGAGGATGTCAGATTCCCGCCCGGCGTCGTCATACCAGGCTGCAGCCAGTACCAGTGCAGGCAGAACATCATCAGGCGTTCGCAATGCAGTACGTTCAACCTGTGCCAGTCGTGCAGAAATATCGCGATTGAGATCCGTCCGCATAACGGAAATTTGCTGGAAAAGCACATCATCCCGGATACGCAACTGCTCCTGGTCAATCGCAGCATTGAGCGCGGTCCGGATAGCTTTCAGATCCTCATAATTCGGTGGAGAGCTGCCATTACTGACTGTCTGTACACCATCCAGCGCCGGGTGCATGACAGTGATAATGTCTGAGTCACGGCCTGTTCCTGCAGGCTGATTTACGCCCCGGACACCAGGTACATCACGCGGCTGCTTCAGTGTTGTCACGGCGTGGACGGCTGTGCTGATGGCTGTTGTCCTGATGGCGGCTGCGATCATATTGCGTTGCATTTTCTGTTTCGCAGCAGATCCGGAGTCAGTGGGCCAGGTGCCTCGAGGGGAAAGACCGGGATCAAGCGTGATACCTGACATCGTTTTTATCATCGTGACCAGATCCGATGTACTGCCCCTGAGCCTGTCACCTGAGCGCCAGGCTTTTTGCAGTGCGTTAACGAAATCACTTGCGGCGCCCGGTGGCATCAGAATGACAGACAAATCCCCCTGTAACAGCCGCATTGCGGCAGACACGCCGGAGTCAACCATCCTGAAAGCATCGGCAACATCGCCCAGCATGGAGGCTGCATCGGCAATGACATCGTTCTGGATAAAATCAGAAATACCTGACAACGAGAATGTGGAAAACATACTGTCAATCGCATCGTCGAAAAGCCCGCCTGACGTTTCCAGGCGCTTCGCCGTTGCCATTCCTGCCACCGGAAAAGAAAGTTCCCCACTTTCCACAAACTGAAAGGAGACACGACACATGCGCCCTTCTGTACTGCTGTGAGTGATCCTGACCTGTCCGTCAATGCTGCCCTGCATTTCGCCATACTGCGGATGGACCAGCGTACCAGGGCCTGCGGTTTCAATGGCACCAATAAGACGATCCCGCCTGTCTGCGTAATCATCACCGACAAGATAAGCATTTATCGTCAGGCGGCGCGTGGCGCGACCTAAATCCTCCGTCCAGGGCTTATCCCTGTTCGGATATTCATGTACCTGTACGCGGCGTCCAAAGGTGCTTTCATCATCTTCAACGGAGAAAGGCACTCCACGAAATGATGCATCACGCAGGCGCCCGCGCCAGCCAGTTGAGGAGAAAAAAGCCATATTTACCCCATAAGAAAACCTGCCGGAGCAGGTTTATCGTGATGTACGAAAGGGTGAGTAACCCACATCATGGCTGATGTTCATCAATTGATTACCGGATTTCGGTATATCAGTCACACGCATACCTTGTGGTGCATTCTCAAATGTCACTTTGAGTTCGCTGCGCTGCGTTGATGGCGGGACAGCTCGCTCGAGTACGCCAGAACGCCGGGTCAGTGGCACATAAGGTTGATAACGCCCCTGCGGAATCGGGGTGTCCATACCAAGAAGCTCTTTGAGTCTGGGAATAAAACCGTTATACCCGCGTTCACGCTCCTTCGTTTGCAGCTTCTGTACAGCGAATGCGCCAGCATCCATACCCGCATCCTTTGCCCCCTGCTCCAGATCCTTAAGCTCTTTAAAGAGTGACACCGCCACGCCAATTGTCAGCGTCATGGCCCCCATCCGGCCAATTTTACCCAGCAGACCGGAAAGCCGTCCGGCCAGCAGGACGGACTGCTGCAGGGCACCAATGGTCCTGACGGTAAAAGAACCAGCCATAACCAGACCAACCCCTTCAATCACCGTCTCCCATCCGCCCATCTCCTGCGCAACGTTATCGACCTCCTGCCATACCGCCTTAATCACCGGAGCAACATCGTCCCAGTTCTCAATGATCAGCATAGCGCCGGCCACCAGCGCCGCAATGGCGACTTTCGCCGGAGAGAGATTAATGACACTGTTCAGGATTTTGACAGCCCGGGACAGGCTGCCAATGGATACGCCAACAGCCAGCAGCGCCGCGCCGAACTTCGCCGCAGACTGAACCAGTTCAGGATTCGCGCGAACGAATGTCCGGAGCTGCTCCAGGTAAGGCATGACCGCTTCTGCAGCTTCGTTAATGGCGGGCAGGAAGGTATCGCCCAGCGTTACCGAAATCGCATTGACGCTGTTTTTCAGCAGAACCAGCTGGTTTTCTGTTGTGGCCGCGCGGGATGCGTATTCCTTCTGCATCGAGCCGCCATATTCCTGGGCATCAGCCACACGATCAAAATTGGTGCGTAACAAATCCAGGTTGGTCAGCAGCGGGGCAATCGCGCTAAGTGACTCCTTGCCAAACAGCGCATTCATGACGGCGGCCTGTTTAGCTTTTGGCACTTTCGCGAGCGAGTCCAGCACCTTCAGCATGGCCCCGCGCGAATCCTTTTGCATATCCTCAGCGAGTTTCCGGGGATTCAGCTTCAGGAAAGCCATAGCCTGTTTCTGGGCTTTGGTTGCCGAATTACCTGCGGTTAACGACAGCATGAAGTTTTTGATGCCGGTGGAGGCTATCTCCGATTCAACCCCCATCCCGGCAATGGTGGCGCCCATCGCGGCAATTTCGCCGGATGCCACTCCGGCAACACCGCCAAGCGGACCAATCCGCGTCACGATATCAGAAATTTTCTTCGCATTTGCCGGGCCGGTATTCCCCAGATAGTTGATTTTATCGGCCAGGACAACCACGTCTTCCTGCGTCAGTCTGAACGCTGTCCGCCACTGCGCCATCATCTGACCGGACTCTTCGGCAGTGGTATCAAACGCCACACCCATTTTCACTGCGTCGTTCGCAAACTGCATCAAATCGCCGCGGGCAATGCCTGCCTGCCCGCCCGCCGCCACGATCTCTGCAATTCCCTCCGCCGCCATCGGTAACTGTGTGGACAGCGTCAGGATATCGTCACTCATCTGCGCGAATGCTTTTTTATCATCCAGGCCGTCAACCACCTTCCGGATGTCAGCCATTTTTGACTCAAAGCCGATCGCAGCATTCACGGGCAGCGCCAGCGCCCCAAGAACAGCGGTCCCGGCAGCAGCAGCACCGATCGCCAGCCCGGCCATTTCTTTCTGAAATCCCTTCAGTTCCCGCTGCATCCCTTTCAGCGGACCCGATAACTGGTCAACGGCAGTGATAATGGCCTTTAACTGGAAACTGTCAGCCATGCTTCATTTCCTCATTGATACGGACAGCCTCCAACTCCAGCTCCAGAAAATCGGATATCGCCGCCCGCCGGAGCTCCAGGGGGTTTATTCGCCAGAAGTATGCGGTGTTGTAGACCCGCTTTCTGAGTCCTCCTCCGTCTCCGACCGGGTAAAAAAAATTGAGGATCAACATACAGGCTTTGAAAATATCCAGTTTTGCCAGTTGCGCTGCCGAGGAGCGTGGAATACCTGCCAGCACAGGGATATATTTCAGCGCAACCGAACTGTCCAGCCGGACGCCGCCGTCACCGGAAACGGTGAACGGAAAACCAATGGCTTCGATTTCATCGTAGGACGGTTCGCGCAGCTCCAGCACATGAAGCTTTTCGTTATGCGCCATAATCGGCTTTTTGAGCACAAGTTCTTTTATCACTGGTAAAATCCCTCCTCACCGTGGAACTCAAGATCCACGGTGCCCTCTTCCGGGTTATGGTTGGCTTCGCCGTGCAGCCAGGCGTTTGAGAGAACATACACCTGACCATTTGCCAGCTCTGATGTGATGGTCATAACATCAGAAGACGTAATTTTATCGACCGGGAAGTTTTTCGGCACTTTGGCGGTCACCTTCGTATACGGTGCCCGGCTGGTTTCCTTGTAGTCAACGGAACCATCCAGGCCAATCACGTCGTCACGAACTTTGGTGTTCATGGGGACTTCAATCCCTCCGGTTACCGACAGTTGCTGTCCATCGATTTTGAAATACGTTGTTCCCGCAATTTTTCCCATTATGCAGCCTCCTCGCTGTACTGCAGACGGAACTGGTTAAGCACTGCAAACACACGTAACTGATTGACATAATCAGGCGGAAACAGCACATCCAGGCGGTTCGAATCGTTCGCGTTACGCTCCACTATCAGATGTTGCTGGAACAGATCGAAGTTTTCCACGATGCCTTCCCGCTCCATCTGGCGATATGTTGATCCCAGCTCACCACGGATAACGGCAGGCGTGACAATGGCCTGACCAGACCCGAAACGCGTACCATCATTAGCAAGTTTATGGCGCCCGTATTTACTGGTAATAACAGATTTCAGACGGCGCAACACATAAGCACTGGTATGCAGCGTCTCGCTGTCAAGGTAGCTGTTATCCGCCACACCATACGCATTTTTCCTGTACGTCGTGATATCCCGCTGAATACGCAGCACGCCGCTTTCCACATACGCCGTTGCCACACCGTGGGAAAGTAACGTCTGCTGTTCAGTCGTCGTGAAACGTTTGCCTTTCGGTGCCGGCAGCATGTCCACCAGTTCCCCGGTCTGGGTCGGGCGCGCCGGATCGTTACGGATAAAAACCGCAGCACGGGCAGTACGGCTTGCAGCCAGTTCATCAGCAGGCGTCTGGGTGTCTTTCTCATAGCCCGCCAGGGTGATGTGCTGCAGGTTAAACTGGTCACCCGCGGCCACAAGCTCCGACAGAGTCCCCGTCTTCGCCGTATAAACGTGACCATACAACTGCCGGACATAACTCCAGCGACCGCTGGAATCATTCATTTCAGTTGCCATCGTGTTCACCGATGCCGTGTCGTTAAACGGAAGGCCGATATAATCGAACGGCTCATCTCCCATCGCTGCCACCGCGTCGTTAAGAGCTGGCGCACCAGCCCCCTTCACGCCGCTGGCAACCGTAATATTCACACCCGCCGGTAACACCTCCCCACCGCCAAAGCCGTAATAATTGAGAGTGACCGGAATTTCATTTCCATATAACCCCTTGTGGCGCGCAGTCAGTGTCACCACCCCCGCTTCTGATGTTGCCGTAAAGGGAAGATCAGGGTTTGCATTGACCGCATCCTTAATGCTCACAGCCACCGCCGCAGCGTCATCACCGCTGGTCACGGGAGCCTGAACGCGGGTTCGGCCGGTATAGACATTCACCGTTCCGGTTTCCGTCGCTTCGCCAGTTACCGTCAAAGCGACGGTTGCTGCCGCGCCTGTGGATTCAGGTACGGCAATGACATACAGTTCGCCAAATGGATCGGTCTTACGGTACGCCCCGACCATACGGGCCAGCTGGCTTCCGGCACCGCAAATCTGACGGGCATAATCAACCGATGACACCAGAACAAGACTGTTGACGGCAATTGACGCATCATTGCTGGCGTGACCAATCAGCAGTGATGCCCCGCTGTCCCGGGCGGTATTTGCCGCCGAGTTATCCATCTCGGCATAAAACAGCGGAACCCGTGTATCTGACGGGATGGAATTAAAACTAATCGCCATTTGTTTTCACCTTTTTATTCGTGCGCCGGACATCACCAGCGGCCTCGCGGCGCAGCCAGTAGTTATTCTCATCAACATTTCGACCTCCTTCAGGTAAAAGGTCGCCACGGGCCGGATCGGGAACCGATCGCCCTTTTGCGGGTTTCACAAACATGGTTTATTCCTGAAATGTAATTTCGGTGTGGTGCTCGATGTCGCCATCTGGCCCGGTACCGGGTTCGATAAAATCAACATCAATACTGAGCGTTTTAAGATCGGGCAGGCCGTCCAGATCATCCTGCTGGCGGGTGTCTGTTTCGGTAATTTCATACTTCACCGTGAAGTCGAACTGGTAATACAGTTCGTGGCGGTTCAGATCGAGAAGCATCCCACCCGCATACTGAATTTCATGCGCCTGCGAATCTGGCTCCCACCCCAGCAGCGCCTTCCAGATTTCCTGCCTGACGTCGTGAACTGCGTCGTAAGAAGCCCACTGCCCTTTTTCATCCCGTTCGTTGCTGAGTACCACGATGACGGAAAAACCCTCCGTCAAATCCTGCCAGTAGTCGGTCTGCGATTTCTGCTCACCCGTGACGTCTTCGGCTGGCACAACATACGCGGCTGGTAGTCTGAGCTTTCCGGCCTCCGGTATCGCTTTAAACTGCGCTGCGCCACCCACACGGTTTTCAAACCGAGGGCAACGGCTGCGAAGTGCCGCAATAATCGGGGTTAATTTCATTTTTTCTTCCTTCGCTGAGGACGGAGTGATTTTCGCAATTCGCGGGAGAGCACATAACGTGTCCAGCTGCGGCGTTTATCCAGAACCTCAGTCATGTAGTTGTTACGTGGTTCCACACGCCAGCCGCTGCCGCCTGATGCGCCGCGATGATGGCCTTTCTTACGTTTCGCCCCACGGCGAACACCGTAGAACAGAAAGGCGGGGTAAAAGGCACCGTTGATATGCCGGTTGCCCTCGCCGTTTTTCTGGTTAGGCGCGATCTTCACCATGAGCCCCGGACGTTTTTTTGACGCACGGGGTACGTAGTAGCCGATAGAACGCGCCAGCTGGCCGGTGCGGTACGAGGGGTTTTCGCCTGGCTTCGAGCGGCCACGTTTCATGACCAGTCGCCGCGCATCACGCATGTGCACCTGACCAATTTTGACGAACGCCCGTCGCATTCTCGCCCGGTTAAACACCAGTTCTTCCGGCTGTACGAAATCAACGTGTAAATATGCTTTCTGCGGCATAGTCACTCCCGTTATCGGTACCCAGCGCTTCGCACTCGATCAACAGAAAGCGGCGTTTACTGTTCAGATCACGGACCCGTTTAACCCGATAAGAAATATCGTCGTGGAGCACTTCATGATCGGCGGTGATACCGCGGCGAAAACGGATGGTGAAATAGTGCGTCACCCTGTTTTCTATCTGCACAGACCCCTGATAAGCTGCCGCACCGGGTTGCGCTTTTTTGGCCCACGTCCGGATCTGCTCCGGGTACGTCGGCGTTACGCCAAAGTCATCAGCCGGAACATCGACACGCCGCCGGATAACAATGCGCTGGTCAAGTTCGCCCGGGTCGGGCAAAAGGTATGTGGCGCTGGTCTGCGCCTGACGAATTTTCATTGTGGAAAGTACCTGTATGGACCGACAAGCCAGCCAAAGCTCTGTGGCATGTCGAGTTTTTCCACTTCCGTGACGGAAGATCGGTTTTCGTAGAAATGACTGATAAGCATCAACATCCCCAGACGGATATCATCCTGCAGGAGCAGTCCGTCAGGATCGCTGTCCGGAATGGTTTCATCCGGCGCATAGAGCTTCCGGTTCAGATACGTCTCCGTCCGCTTTTGTACCGCTCTGGCCAGCAGTTGCAGGTAACGCTCATCGGCTTCAAAATCCTCATCCAGCCGGAGTTGAGCTTTAATTTCTTCCACGCTCAGAAGCATACTCAGCCCTCTTGACTGGTCGTGGATTTTTTCTCTTTCACCGCTTTATTGCTTTTTGCACTGGTTTCGCACTCTGCTAACCCGGTCTGAAGCGCAATCTCCTGCACCCGGGCCGGGAGTATCCTGTCGTCGTGTTCACCGGCACGAATGATTTCAACACGCAGACCGTCTGGCGACCATTTGAGATCTTGTTTCAGGATCATGATTCCCTCACCTGTCAGAACAGGGGCGCCGTTCAGCGCCCCACCAGTGATTACGCCGCAGCGATTTTCAGCAGCTTGATAGCCTGTGAATCGACCAGCATACCCCCGGTGCGCTTGGTGGTATAAAAACCGACAAACGGTTTGTTGGTGTACGGGTCGCGCAGGATGCGGGTGCCGATACGGTCAACGATGGTGTAACCCCGTTTGAAGTTACCAAACGCAATGGCTTTCGCATCGGCGGCGATATCCGGCATCTGTTCGTTTTCAGCGATACCGTAACCCGCCAGTGAGGATGGCTGTCCCAGTTCCAGCCCCGGACGCCACAGATAGTTACCCTCGGTATCTTTCAGCAGACGGATGGCAAACAGGCTGTTGTTGTTCATCATGAACTTCGCGCCGGTACGATGCGCCTTACGCAGCGTGTAAATCAGCTTAATGATGGCATCAGCGGTCACCGCGGTCGCTTCACCGGATACGATGTGCTGAAGTTTACCGAACGCACGAGCCTTATCGGACTCTTCGGTGGATTCATAGGCCAGGAACCCTTTCGGCTTCTTGGTGCCGTCACCAGTGGTAAAGGCAATTTCCTCCTGTTCGGCAAATTCGGTCGCCAGTTCACTGTTGATCCAGGCTTCCACGTTGAAGAAGGCATCATCCAGCATTTTCTGGGTGGCCTGCGGGTTGCCGTAGATTTCCCCCATGAAAGGCTCAATCAGTCCCAGCCTGGAAGTAGCGGTCTGGGAACGCGTGTCAGTTTCGCCGACCCATCCGGAAGCCGTACCACCCAGATTCACCAGTTTTTTATAGTCGGAACCGCCCACGGTGATCACCGTGGCCTCCTGGCGCATCACCACCTCATCTTTCAGCAGGCTGAGAATGCTGCGATCCAGCTCTTCCGGCACGGCATAACCACCATCTTCATCAGTGCCCACCTGCAACGCCTTACGCTCCAGATCGCGCAGACCGTCTTCGCGGCCTTTACGCAGAAAGCCGACGAAAGCGTCTTTATGTTCTGCAGCCACCTTGTTTTGCGCTCCACGTGCCGGACGTTTCAGCTCAAGCAGCTCTTTTTCAAGGTCGCTTTTGAGATTTTCCAGCTCGCTGAGTTTCCCGTTCAGGGTTTCCACCTGCCCGGCAAGCTTGCCCTTTTCCTGCTCAATCGCCTCAACGCGCTTGTCGTTCTTTGCTTTGAAGTCGTCAAACTTCTGTTGCAGTTCCTGCGCGACCTGTTCCACATCTTTAATATCAACCGCCATCGTATTTCTCCTGATTAGAAGTTCAGATTTTTCAGTACATTCAGTGCAGAGCCCACATCCTCAGCGTCGCGCAGGGACAGTGCGCCATAGCCCCCGGCCATGAATGCTTTGGCCTGGGTACGGGAGAGTCCGACATCACGCAGGACTCTTTCGATTTTTTTCTGTTCGGGGATTTCCCCGCGGGCCAGCGCGTTCTTGACGTCGCTGATCCGTGCCTCATCGTTTGACGGGAACGTCACCAGACTGACTTCCCAGAGGTCGATTTCTTTCAGCAGAAAGGCTTCTTTGCTCCGGTCGTATTCCTAGTCTTTCAGTACGTACCCAATAGAAAGGCCGGTTAACGAACCGGCCTTCATGTGTGCATGTGCACGTTTTGCCAGGGGATCATCATCAATGAGCAATCGCCCCTTAACGTAAAGCCCGACATCGTCTTCCTTCATTTCGGTGTAAACACCGATGGGCTCATCCATGCGGTGCTGCCAGAGCAGCGCAGGTAACGCTTTTCTGTCACTCCACTCCCGCAGGGAAGCAGCAAATGCCCCGGACATCACCACATCATCGTGGCTGTCCTTTACACCAAAGACGGAGCCATACCCTTCAAACTCACCGGAGTCACTTACAGATTTAAGACTCAGCGGTACATCAAGACGTTGTTTCGTCTGCATTGGCGTTATCCTTCTGCTTACCGGCTTTACTGCCATCGGAGGGTTTCGTGGTCATGTTCATCGGTGTGAGATAGACATCACCACCGGGACGCGGATTCATATCTTCCAGGTCGCGGCAGTCATTGGGAGAGTAAATCCCCCAGTTGATCCCGGTGGCATAGGCTTCAAAACGGGACTTCATATCCCCACGCAGTAACGCCCCCGCGTTAAATTTGGCGTAAAAAACGCCCTGCTTACTTTTTCGTACCAGTCCGGTGTTGATCCGCTGTTCGATGCGGGTCAGATACGGCACCAGTGAATAGTTGATAAATCCCAGCCCCAGCTCTTCAATATTGTTGAAGGTGGCGCGATCGGTGTTCTGCACCATGTGCAATGGCACCCGGAACAGACGACAGATTTCTTCAAGCTGAAACTTGCGGGTTTCCAGGAACTGGCTGTCCTCGGCGTTCAGCGCCATCGACTTCCAGTCCAGCCCCATCTCAAGGATCATCGGGCGGTGAGCATTACCAAGCCCGGTGTGACGCTCCTCAAAATCTTTCTTCAGGCGCTCATAAGCCTGATCCGACAGCGTCTGCTCTGTACGCAACACACCCGACGTCACCGCGCCATTGCTGAACAGTCTGGCCCCGTGCTCTTCGGTCGCTGCCGCCAGCGATATTGCCTCGCGGGCATAGGCGATGGGATTCAGCCCCACCAGTCCGTCCAGCGTCAGCGTGCGCACATGCCAGATATCCTCCTGGCTCAGTACATCCGTGGAGCCATCCGGGAATGTGACCTGATAGACCGGCTCCCAGCTACTGTTAAGCTTCGGCACCACGCAACCGGGATCGACGGGCAGCAGTTCAGCCACTTCGCCAAATGCTTTCACTTTGTAGGCATAAAAGTTGCCCCGCAGGCACAGACAGGTGACCACCAGCTCCCAGAACTCCTGCGGCGTCATATAGCTATTGGGATGCGTGGAGATCAGCTTATGCAGACGTTCGCCAGTGGCTCTCTGTTTCAGGCTGCCGTTCAGGTGATACAGGTTGCAGGGCAACATCCCGACCGACTCTGCCAGCACTCTGACGCAGGAAAAAACCGCCGTCAGTCGCATGGCCCGCTGACTGCTGATCTGCTTTCCGGTATAGGTGTCGTATGACAGCCCGATAGCATCCGCCAGCTCTGCTGGCGTGGTCACCGGCGCGTCACTTTTTCGTTGAAATAATCCCGAAAAGAACACTATTTACCTCCGCCGACAGACTGCTGTGTACGGTCGAGATATCGCGCCACCAGCCACGACCAGAACATGCACAGCGCCCCGGCAACAACAAAACCCGCCGGGGGATAAATCAGCCAGGCACCATACGCCAGCAAAAGCGCACCCAGCACGCCCACCAGAGGCGCGAGAATCAGCATGATCATAATTACCTCAGTTAAAGCGAGCGGATCCCGTAGGACTCAATGTGGTCAGACAGCGTGTCTTCTTTCTCGTACAGCATGGCTCTGCCAACCGCCATAATCAGTGCAACTGCACCATCGATTTTATTTTCCGCCTGCTCCTTAATAGGCTTCACCACGTCATCGTTACCCGGAATGGTTTTGCCGACCACGTTGCCGATACACCAGGTCATGATGGGATTGCCGTCATGATGAAAGCGACCCGATTCAATCGCCGCTTCCAGTTCTTTCATCGGATCGGACATGTTGGTGTAATTCTGGATGATAGTGACGGGATTCAGGTTTTCATCAGCTAGATCATGTGAAAGCCCGGTGGCACCAAATGGATCAATGGGGGATTCGCTGACCGGGTTCAGTTTGTTCGCAGCTTTGGCCTCTTCAAGGATGTAGCGGTAATCCACCTCCGCACCATCAGTTACTGTCAAAAAGCCCATTTCAACCCATTTCTGAAAACGTTCCGCAGTACGGCGATCCTCATTTTTCTCAACACTGTAGACCGTGTCATACGGCACCCAGAAACGTGGCGCCACGCTGTAAAAATGCGTTTTCCCGTCTATTTCACGGGTAAATAACCTCGCCATGCTGTTCATGTCCAGCTTACGAGCCAGATCGAACGCCAGTACGCAGGGTTGACCCTCAAACAGTTCCAGCGTCAGCGTCTTATCCTCACAGTTTTGCCAGGAAACCAGATTAAAGAATGCTGTGCGGGCGGCAACCCATACATTGAGATGCTTCGTTTTGAACACACCCGCATGGCGGGCATTGTTAATAGCACGCTGTTGCTGACTGAGAAGGAAGTCACGGTATACTGACACCCCAATGTTCGGGTTTGCTTTCTCCAGCACTTTTGGATCTGTCCAGTCATCCCCTTCATCAACCGTGTAAATCACGCCAAAAAGTTCGTTGTTCGGCACCGATCCGTTCAGCATCTCAATCACTTCGCGTCGCTTGTCGTAACACGGCCCCTCGATGTTGTAGCCCGCCGTGGTTATTGCCCACATCAGCGGCTGTCGGCGCGCGCCCATACCTGTAAGCATTGTTGTGTAGAGCGCATCCGTAGGGTGTTCGTGGTATTCGTCAACTATTGCGCAGTGCGGTGATGCCCCGTCCCCGGGGTTGCCGATCAACGGCTCGAAGCGGGCACCATCCTCCGGACGGTTCAGGTTTGAGGCATTCACCTCTATACCGAATGCCTCCACCAGTAGTGGTGTGCGCTTACACATCAGACGCGCGGGACGAAATACCTCCCACGCCTGTTTTTCAGTCGTGGCGCCGGAGTATACTTCCGCACCGAATTCGTTATCACAGGTGAAACAGTAGAGAGCTACACCAGCTGAAATAGCCGATTTCCCGTTCTTACGTGGTATCTCTGTGTAGACCTCACGAAAACGACGAAGCTTTGTTCCCTTCTGTACCCAGCCAAAGGCACAGCACACGATGAAAAGTTGCCACGGTTCCAGGGTAATCGGCATACGTTTGAACGCCCATTCACCTTTTGTATGTGGAAGTAACTGAATAAACTTTGCAGCTTTCTCAGCCATGTCTTTATCAAAGCGGTACCGAAACCTTTTACTCTTCTCCGCCGCCATATCATCAATGTGACGCTGGCAGGCCTGAATGACATACTGACATGCCGTGATTTTTCCCCGCACAACGTTGCGGGCATACTGATTAGCGGCGTTAACGTTGGGATATGATTTCCGGCTCATGAGTTGATCATCTTCAGGAATGGGTTAGATGTTTTCTTCTGTCCGGCCAGACCAATAAGGCGCTGTCGACTACTGGGGTCAAGGCCCAGCATAGAACCAGTAGAACTCATCTCCGATTCCTGTTCTTTCTTGGCAGTAAGTTCAGGGTTCTTTATTTTCCCCCCCATAGCGCCAGTTATGGTGTTACCTTCTTTTGCGATATTTTTTACTGCTCTCCGCCAGAACTCGTAGGCGACACACCAGCGCTCCAGTACAGCCAAATCCGTAACACACAGCAGTCCCTGACCACACAATTCTTTGGTGGTCAGTTCCCACATAACTGATGCCAGAGGCATATCTTCTTCGTTAAACCAGTCCGGAGGAGAAACCCCATTTATTGGTGTGAATACTGGTTCTTCTTTATTCAGGGCTCGCTTTCCGGGGTTCCCGGCCAGCTCCTTGCGCGCCGTAGGCTTGGGGCGACGCCCGGAACGCCCCGCCGTTCCAGCCATATGCGGCACTCCTGGTTAAATTTCATTTTTCGCGGGTATAAAAATTCGGGGGGGCGGGCAGTCCGGAAGACGTCAGGTCACAGGGATTTGACCCGCCCCTCCCTCACAGACAGTTGAGAATTATTATCACTTTAACCGTTCACGGGCCGTCTTCGCCTTATGGCAGGGCCAGCACAGACTCTGCAGATTACTGTCGGCATCAGTGCCGCCATGCGCTTTAGGGATGATGTGGTCAACGGTTTTCGCCTCACGCACCACACCGGCACGCAGGCACAACTGGCACAGGCCTTTGTCACGCTTCAGCACACGCGCGCGGATAACGTCCCACTTCGAACCATAACCGCGCTGGTATCGGGACTGGCCTGGCTTGTATTGCTTCCAGCCTTCGCTTTTGTGGCTTTCGCAATAGCCTGACGGGTCAGTCGTGGTATGGCGGCAGCCGCGAACGCGACAGGCTTTTGGGGTTCGTGGAGGCATCTATTATCCCTGTAGTTTTCGTTAAATATCTAACCATAACTGCAATCAGAAACCGCTTTAACACGGTTTGTTAAATAGACTTTTCAATCCAATGAATAAACGGCAAGTAAATACCAATCGTTCATTTTCATTTGAATACAAACTGTTCTGAAAGAATATTATGACAAATATATTTCGCCTGAATACTATTATCTCTCATTCTAATATATTCTTTGTGGGCAACAGATAAAGAACGACAACCGCTGTTTACACGTGGGTATTTTTCCAACATATGTTCGCATATCAAAAAAGCATTATTAACAGCATTTAATTTATGATTTAACTCTCGTAGCTCGGCCCTTTTTTCAATACGAACATTACGACTAAGAGATAAAGGTAGTTGTGATAATGCATTTGAATAATCAGCCACTGCCATTTTCAGAGCCATTTTGGCCTTCAGAGCCTCCTGTCGCCGCCAAACATTCATTGCCCAAAAACCTAATGTAACAGTTACAATTGAACCTAAAGCCGATACAGCTGACCACACAGTTCCCCAAGGCCAGTTAAGTAATGTATGCCACATAATAACCTCCACTGAATGAAAAGGTTAGTTTATCGTAAGTGAACATCACTGGCACTATCTAAAGATTAGCTGCTCTACTAGTTGTACTCTCGATAATCTACACAAAATGATACGTAATAAACCTGTTCATGACTAGCTCTACTAGACACATGTTTAATCATCGACAAACGATTTGTATAAACTTCCACTTTCATATTGGTCCAAAAGGTTGGCCTAATAGTTAATCACGATGCATATTTTATGTAAGCTGCTACATTACGCTATAAAAACGCTAGCATCTGAACTTAAACCCATAGGTTTTATAAAATTACCATAATACACAGCTTTATTATGAGCATTCGCAACGATAATGAAAAATATAACTCGAGCTATTTGTCTTTCGAATGCAAAATAGCGCGCCGTGATTCAATATTTCTGATTCCAGTTTTATCAAAATTACATTGTCCCAAGGCTGACAATAGAGCAACATTCAACTCCAGACTGGTACCATACGTCAGCGGATTGGGTATAAACGGTACTGGAGTATCAGAAGTCAGGCTGGCTGGCAGCGGTGCCACCGGATCGCTCACGTAAACCGTCCGCGTACTTCCGCAACCGGTCAGCAGCGGCAGCAGGCACAGGACGTGAAGCACAATCATCATCCGCAACAGCCACTTTGATATCTTCCTGGGTTCTCTGTGACTCCAGTGCGATCTGCTGTTTTGCATGCTGGTTAGCCTCTATAACTGTATTGATGATTTGCAGTGATTGCAGAACGTTACGGGTAATGGCAGTTGCTGATTCAGCATTTCGTACAGCCTCATCAGCACGCTCCTTTTCGTGCTGATATTTGCTGTAGTAATGCCCGGTAGACCAGATGAAGGAACCAATGACGGTAACAAAGAAGGCAACAATAACCAGCTTATATCTCAGCTTCATTTACTTCCCCACCAGCCTCTTTAAATCGGGCAATCAGGTCGCCGATTTTATGTTCATACTGACCGTAACCTGCACCAGGTAACGACGCCCAGATATTGCTGCAACGGTCGATTGCCTGACGAATATTGCCGCAGTCAATCATCGGTAAAGCGCCACGCTCTTTAATCTGCTGCAGAGCTACAGCGTCCTGGCTTTCTGGAGAAAAATCTTTCAGGCCAAGCTGTTTACGGTAAGCATCCCACCAGCGTGAAAGAAGCTGGTAACGTCCGGCGGCTGTTGATTTGAGTTTGGGCTTTAGCGTGACAAGTTTGCGAGGGTGATCGGAGTAATCAGTGAACAGTTCGCCACCAACAATAACATCATAACCGTGGTTACGTGTCGGTTGTCGCCCGTTATCCGTTCCTTCTGACCATGCCACCATATCAAGGAAAGCTTTACGCTGGGAATTTAGTGCCTGCATAAATTACTCCTTCGAGCTACCAAATTTGTTACCGATTACTCGCATTGCAGCCCCACGAATAGCATCGACCCCGATCAGCCCAACGCCGCCACCAATGGCAACAGAAAGAGATTTAGGCCATCCGACATACTCAAGAGCGGATGCAAAAGTCAGAGTCAGAGTCAGAGCGCCACAGAGCAAAATCTCGAGCGTTTTTCGCTTCCAGCCACCACCACCGCCAAAATAGGCAATGCGCAAGCCAGCCATAACGATCGACATAATTACTGCGCCCAGCGGTGTGTCTCCACGCCACCAGCTCTGTAACAATTCAAGTAAGTCAGACCAGGAATGAGGATCGTTATGCATTTTCATAATTCCCACCTCCGGTTATCGGAAGTGCAACGAGTGAAGGGGAAGAAGCTGGTTATAGCGCTGAGTCGCAAAAGATGCGTAGTGCACAAAAAAGGCCGCCCACAGGCAGCCTCTTTTTATAATTCATTGAGTTAACAACATTTAAATGCTGGTGGTATAAAAGGTTTTTCACCAGAACGGCAAGCCGGACACCATGACTGAACGATATGTCTGCCGTCTCCCATATCCCTATAACCAAAGTCTATTGTTTTATAAAAAACGTGCACTCCGGCATCAGCAGAACATTTTGGGCAAGATTTATATTCAACGCCATCTTGTTCAACTTCTCGTGAATGACTTAATGACTGCTCACAAACAGAACAACGCTCCACCATA